TAAGGTAACTTTACCTTTTCCTGGTTATGCAGCAGTTGGGGGAGAAACATCTGACCTAGCATTTTTATGTACTGCTACAGCAATTCCTGGGCAAACAGTCGCTACAGTTCCTGTGAACTTTAGAGGTCGTGTGCTTAATCTTGCTGGAGATAGAACATTTAATCCGTGGTCTATAACTGTATTGAATGATACAGACTTCAAAATATACAGAGCAATGGAAAGATGGATGAATGGTATAAACAACATGACAGATAATGAAGGATTAACAAATCCTGCTGATTATCAAGTTGATGGATTTATTGACCATTTAGACAGAAACGGTGCTACACTAAAAACTTATACTTATAGAGGACTATTCCCTACTGCTTTAGATGATATTGCTTTAGATTATGGTACTAATAATGCTATAGAAACTTTTGGTGTAACATTTACATATCAATATTTTGAAACAGATACAACTACATAATAAACAAATAAGTTATAAAGGAAAATTATAATATGGTAGAATTACTTGGATTCCAAATAACGAGAAATAAAGACCTGGAGAAGTCAGCAGAAGCAAAACAAGCGTTTACTGTTGCTTCTCCTGATGACGGTACAACAACCATATCTGCTGGCGGACACTTTGGCCAATACATGGATATGGAAGTTACTGCAAAGAATGATATTGATTTAATTAAACGATATCGAGAAATTGCTCAACACCCAGAATGTGATATGGCTATTGAAGATATCATTAATGAGGTTATTGTTTCAGATGAAAGAGATACTTCAGTATCTTTATCATTAGATAAACTAGCAATATCAGATAACATTAAAACTAAAATTCGTAGCGAGTTTGACGAAGTTATGAGTTTAATGAATTTTGATGAAAAGGGACATGACATATTCAGACGATGGTATGTTGATGGTCGAATTTACTTTCACAAAGTAATAGATCCAAAGAGTCCAAGAAAAGGACTTACAGAAATACGATATATTGATCCACGAAAAATTAAAAAGGTTCGTGAGGTTTCTAAAAAAAGAGATTCAAAAGGCAAAGGTATTGAGGTTATAGAAACAACTGCTGAGTGGTTTGTCTATAATGAAAAAGGAGTATCAGGCGGTACTTCAAATGCAGGTTTAAAAATTTCTGCTGATTCAATAACCTATGTAACATCTGGTGTAATTGACCAAACTAAAAATATGGTTATGGGCCATTTACATAAAGCAATTAAACCAACAAATCAATTAAGAATGATTGAAGATGCTGTTGTTATTTACAGAATAGTAAGAGCACCTGAAAGAAGAATATTCTATGTTGATGTAGGTAATTTGCCTAAAGTAAAAGCAGAAGCTTACTTGAGAGATGTTATGGCAAGATATAGAAATAAACTTGTCTATGACGCTTCAACAGGTGAGATTAGAGATGACAGAAAACATATGTCAATGCTTGAAGATTTTTGGTTGCCTCGTAGAGAAGGTGCAAAAGGTACTGAAGTTTCTACACTTGCAGGTGGACAAAATCTTGGAGAGATTACAGATGTTAAATATTTTCAAAAGAAATTATTCCAATCTTTGAATGTACCTATTTCAAGACTGGATTCTGAAAATGGTTTTAACATGGGTAAGGCTGCTGAGATTACAAGAGATGAATTAAAATTTACTAAATTTGTTCAACGATTAAGAAAAAGATTTACTCAAGTCTTTAATGATATACTTAAAACACAGTTAGTTTTAAAAGGTATTATTACAATTGAAGATTGGAGTGATATCAAAGAACATATACAATATACATTTTTAAAAGATGGGTATTTTGCTGAGTTAAAAAATGCTGAACTATTAAGGGAGAGATTAAGTCTTGCGACTGAAGTTACTCCGTATGTTGGTAAATACTATTCTGTTGAGTATGTTAGAAAAAATATACTACAACAAACAGACGAAGATATTATTGAAATTGATAGTCAAATTGCAGATGAAATTAAAACAGGAATTATTGCTGCTCCACAAGGTGAAACTATGGAAACAGACAATGAAACTCCTGATATAAATATAGGAGATGAATAATTATGACAGATGAAAATGTAAAAACAATGGTTGATTCTTTAGCAGATGGCGATAATGTTGCTGCTCAAGATGCTTTCAAGAGTGCTTTAACTGATAAGATTGGTCAAGCATTAGATGCTAAAAGACAAACTGTAGCTAATGATTGGTTAAACGCAAGTCAAGAACATGAAGCAATAAAAGACGCTTCTGGATTAGAAGATATTGGCGTTGCACCTGAAGGAATAGTAGGCAGAGAAAAAACTTCTGAGCCTGTTGAAATTGACCAAGATGAAGAAGATGAACAACCTACCGTTTAAGAAGTTTAAAAAACAACTTAATGAACGCAGGTATAGTGGACCTGAAAGAGGAGATGAATATAAAAAATTATCTCCTATAATGAAAGGTGCTATAGATAATGTTTATGCTACAATTGATAATACGCCTGATCCTTTAGTAAATAAGATTGAGGGTATTATTGAAATGGCTGCGAAGAAACACGGTGTCAAAAGTAATGACATTGAGAACTATTTTGACAACGAACTAATAAAGTAAAGGAAATAAAAAAATGGCAATTGCAACAAGAACGCTAAAAGATACGGTAGTAGAAACTGGTAGTGGTGCCTCAGGTGGTAAAGTTACTATTCTAGTAAACTTTGACGATAACACTACTGCTAACTCAAACATACTAGATGCAAGTGGTTTATCTGGACACGCTAACGGCGCTAAATTAGATATCACTAGAATATGGTGGGCTCTAGTAGAAGGTACTGCTGATGACAATACAGGTCATGTACAGATACAATTTAAAGGTAGTTCAGCTGATACAGTAGCAATTCAACTTGCTGGCACAGGACACTATGACGGTACTGCTGGTAAAATTGAAAACAACGCTACTAATGCTGGTGCAACTTCAGGAGATTTAGAGTTAACCGCTCTTGGTACTTCTGGTCATGTAATTATCGAATTAAGAAAAGACGAAGCATTTACTGCTTAATCTTATGACGATTAGTAATACATCAGTTGTTGATACCTCTTCTAAGTACATTGTGCAATCGAAGGGTATCAAGAATGAAAAAGACCAAATTGTGGTTGACGCTGAAAAACTTAAAGATGGTAATAATAAATCATTAACAAGTTTAATTGAGTGTTACTATTTAATAGAAGGTACTGGAACATTAACAATTAGTGCTTCTAGTGAAGAAAATAATTTGTCTTTAACTGGCAAAGGTAAGTATGGATTACGACCTGGTCAATTAAAGTTCGGTGATGATAAACAAATATTATTAACAACAGACTCAGATGTAACGAGTTATTTGTTGGTGACAGAATTTAGGAGAAATAATTAATGGTTGATGTTGTAACTACACAAACTTTAGTTGATACTATTGGTGTAAAATCAGTAGTAAAGATGACTAATATAAGCGATGGCTCAGGCGAAACACTTGTAACAAAAATGGATGCTAGTGTATTAAGTTTTCTTACTGAAGATGATACTAAAAGTGTTGCAAAAATTTGGTGGTCAGTTAACACTACAAATGGTAAATCAGGTATAGAATTACTATGGGCAGGTAGTGGAACAAGTTCTGCTAATGCAACAATAGGATTTTTTTCTGGTGCAGGCTATCACGATTATTATACAGCAGGTAATAGTATTCCTAATAATGCAACCTTAACAGCAAATACAAGTCCTGCAGGCGATATATTACTCTCAACAAAAGGTTTTGTTTCGGGTGATAATTACACAATAATATTAGAATTGAGATAAATGACAAAAAAGAACAAAGACTATTCTAGAGAAATACTTGAGAGAATAGTAGGAACAAAATCAAAGGCAACTTTAGCTGAAAAGTTTAAAGAAGCATTTGTTGAGAAGTATGGAATTAAAAGAGAAGAATTAAAAAAAGGAATTGTAGATAAAGTCTATAATAAACAAGATAAGGTGGAGAGATGAAATTAATAACAGAAACAATAGAAGATATCGAAGTATTGACAGAGGCAACTACTAATGGTGGCAAGTCATATAAGATAAGAGGTGTCTTTATGCAAGCGGATATTAAAAATCGTAATGGTCGTGTCTATCCAGTTGATACTCTTGCTAAAGAAGTTAGAAGATATACAGAAACATTTATAAACAAGAAACGTGCTTTCGGAGAACTAGGACATCCTGACGGACCAACAGTTAATCTTGAAAGAGTTTCACACATGATTACTAGTCTTAAAGGT